CTTAGCAGGGGCTATTTTTGGCGCCTCAGTGGACATTAGCTTGGGTTTAGCTTTCTCAATTTCCCTCACAGCAACTCCAACTTGCTCTGAAGTCAATCTTCCGGCGGCGGCCTCAGCATCAATGGCGTCATTAATAATCTTGAAAAGTTCTTCCCCTCCAAGTTTTGCAGCCATCTCAAATCCTCGTTTTTCAATACTCTTTTTTACTAAACCTTTAATCCCAGCAGATATACCAAATGATTTTAAAAATGGATTTTCAATCAAAGCCATCACCGATAAAGCGGCTGGAAATCCAACACCACGAGCGATAATTCCATACATATCAGGAGATTTGCCGAGTGCCTCAATAGGCTCTTCTCCAATCAACAGTTTTTGAAGTTTAGTGTTCGGAGTTAGAACTTCATCTGATAATGCCGTATCAAGACCATAAGAAATCACGCTGCGCGCAAGAGACCCGGCAGTAATACGCAATGGAAAAGTAACCCTCTTTTCAAGTTGTTCTTTATCAGCAATCTTTTGTGTGGCCTTTGCCTCAGGGCCTAAAAGTCCAAGACGACTAATATCCTTTTTATATCGCTCAACTCCTTTTTCCTTAAGATAATCAAACAAAGGAATTCCGGGCTTACCTTTTAAAACATCTTTAGCTTTTTGTTTTTGAATTTGTTTATCTTTTTCCATGAATTGCTCTTGCCCAAGAAACGCATGAGCCTTTGCTTGGGCTTCGCGCAAAGACATTTTACCCGATTTATAAGCAGGCAAAAGTTCATTTCTTAAATAATTATCAGTTCTTGTTTGCGGGATATAAGTTTTTCCTATCAACCTATACATAGCATCTTTAAAGTTCTCAAACATCGGATATTTTTCGTAGAGGATATTATTTGGATCATAATTTACTCCACCAAGAGAGACTGGCATGATATCAGCTCGTTCATATCCCCGCTTAGTATCGAATCCGCCGTAAGTAGTACGCTCAGTTTTAATCAAAGCGCTTGGATCAGTTGGATCCATTTTATAAACACCACCACCGAGACCCGGGGAAAGAGTTTTTATTACGGGCTTTGCTGTCCGCACAGGAATCTGAGCAGGTAATAATGTTTCCTTTTTACTCGCCAAAAGTGCGCTAAGAGCTCCCCCTTTTTTTACGACTGGCAAGGGTTGAACTGAGGTAGGAGGAACAGATCCCCCAAGCTCCTTTTTTTTCTTTAGTAAATCGCTAAGAGCTCCCATATAAATTAGTAATTAGGATTTTCCGGGTTTTTCATTTTATAGAACTGAGAGTCAAAGCTCTCTGCGTTTCCGCCGTCAGCAATCCAACTATTTTTAGCGGCGTTATAATCCTGAGGGCTGACTTTTTTATCAATGCCAGTTAATCCGTAAAAATACTGATTCACTTGTTGTATAGCTTGTTTTTTATCAAAACTATCTGGAGACTGGTTTGGATTTTTGGGTTGTTTGGGTTTTATCGTCCCTGCGCCAAGATTCTCTCTCTTAATTTCGTTTCCTTGAGAATCATAAGTGATTATGAATGTTTGCTTTCCAACTTTTACAGTTTTTTGTGTAAATTTACCTTGCTTAGCGTAAGTTCTTCCGCCATAATTAACTATTTCATAACCCTGCTTCTTCAAATTATCACGCTCAGCTGGGGTTGAAACATAGCTAAATCCTTTAGACATCATGTCCTTAGTTTCAATGGATTTTTTGTCTGTTGCTTGCTTGAGTTTTTCAAGTTCAAGAACTGGCTTCTGAGCTTCTTGGGCTGCTTTAGCTGAGGCAACATCACTTGTTGATTTAGCGCTGTTATAAGCAGCCTTGAATTGAGCAACATCAACACCAAGCTGATCCGCCAAATTTTTGAATACAGCTTCGTCAGGAGTCAATCCGTTGGCGAGAATGGTTTGAATAGCGCTTGTAACTCGGCTTTCTTTTCTCGTAGCCGCACCTTCTAAAAAGGTAAGATAAGCTTCAGCTCCAGCCTTGCGCGTGGCTGTCTTTTGAGCCAGCTCAGCGCTTGCTAAGTTCTGAACTTTATTCATAACCGCGGAGACCGCTGCCTGTTTTTCAGAATCAATAGCACTCTGAACTTGAATGTTTTGGTCTTCGATGTTAGTTGTCTGAGTCTCTCCCATGGTTGATCCAATGAGACCGCGGCGGGACTGAATAGCAGCGCCTGAGCCAAGACGCCCCTGGCCTATAATCATAGCTTGGCGCTTCTTTTCTGCATAAACCTGATTGACTGCATCAATTTCATATTGAAATTGGTCTAAGACACCTTTTCTAATTGCGGTTGGGTCAAGTGTTTGATTCGCGGCGGCAGAAGCTTCAGCTTGCTGCCTTTCTTGTTCGAGGCGAAGTGCTTTTTGCTCAGGGTTTTCACTAAGAAGCCCAGCATAAGCGTCAGCCGGTGTTGTAGTCGGAAGAATAGGAGCGGGAGCGGGGGTTGGACTGGCAACAGGAGTAGGTGCATTTCCAACAACCCAGCCTGCATCTGCCTCTGCTTGAGTTGGAACCCCTGGTCTCGAAGCCCCTGTTTGAATGTTATACATAGACTTTAATTTATAAAATTATTAGTTCATTCCTGCCCCCGCGAAAGAGGCAGAGAGAAGTAACAATTACGGAGCTGTTATATAAGTTAAGTTCAAAGCAACACCAGTAACGGCCAAGTTTGTTTCAAGTGTCTGACTAATAGCAAAACCAAGGACTCCTGATTTATATAAGAATAACCGTCTTAAAGAATCATTTGGGTAAGAAGCAATAAATTGAGAACCAGTGGAGCTAGCTACTACTGCTCCTCCAGCAACTAAGTATTTTCTAATTGTATAGTCGGCTGTATTATCTTCAATTATCCAAACATGAGTGCCATTAGAGATAGCTCCTCCACTACTTGAATCACCACTCGAGGTATAGGTTATCACTGAGACACTTGTAATCGTTGTACCTGAAATTGAGTATCTTCTAAATTGATTTGTTGTTTCGGAAACATATAAATCTGTTCCGTCAGAAAAGGAAGCATCACCACTACCAAAACCGGTACCACTAATGGTAATGGTTGTTACATTTGCTAAGTTTGCTTTATCATATCGTCTTACGAAGCGTACGCCTGCTGTTCTTGTAAATAAATAAACGTAGCTTCCTTGAACAACAACAGAATGAGCAACTGTAGCACCAGTAGCGTTATCAAAAGTAGCTGTATGTGTATGTTGGTATTGACCGGTAAGAGTATTTTTTACAAAACGAGCTATTGTAATAATTTGCGTTGCTCCTGCCGAGCCTTTAGAAATAAACATTTCACTTCCATCTGCTGATGTAGTTATTTGCATACCAGTTGATTCCAAGATGTTAGTTCCTGCGTAATACGGTATTTGCTGATTAGGAATAACTACGCCAGCAAGAATCTGAGCATCAACATAACTTTTTGAAGAGGCATCATTTGTTGCGACCGGAGTTGTTGGGACTTTTAATTGAGAGGATGCAGAATATCGCGCGAGTTTATTTATAGTAACAGCCGTAAGAGTGAATGACGAACCAGCACTTTCATCGACTAAAGATTCAACAACTACAATCGAGCCCGCGGCGACTGAGACAATCGTATAAGTTCCATTATTAGAGACTGTGCCTGTAACGATAACTGAATCCCCAGCGCGAAGGTTTGCCGTTACAAAGCCGCTGGCTGAATCAGCAATGACTTTAGTAGAAGCTGTAAATGAAATAGTAGTTGCGGTAATAGTGGCGGCGTTTGATGTGTCATTTTCTGTCGCGTATTTATTTGTTGAACCCGGAGTGCCTGATGTAGAAGTTAAAGCAAGTTTTTGTCCATCAGTCGGAAGTTGTAATCCATACTTTGAAAGAACCAAGGTTGAAGGATTGACAAATAATCGTCCTGAGGTTGCTCCGGCGCCAGTATCAGCGTCAATTTCCGCTTGTGTTGCTTCTTCAGCGATACCTTTGACAGTTATTCCGGCATCAGGCGCGCCAGCGATTGCTAAGGCGTTGGCATAACGAATAGTCGCAAACTTATCAAGGTCTCCTGAAACCATCCCTGGGTCTCCATCATATCCGAGTTTTGCCGTTGAGTTGAAGTTAGTTGTTCCTTTTAGTAAATCATTCATGTAAAGGATATGAGCAAAATCAGTTATAACAACCGATGAACCAACACGATGCTCTCTTAACGCGCCAGAAACCTGAACGCCTTGGCGAGAAACAGTTTTAATAGCGCTCAACGTATAAACTCCGGCGGAAGTAGTTAAGGTAGCTAAAATGTGTTCTTTTTGACTTGAATCCCTGTCAAGAGTTAAATAATAATCTCCATTAGGAAGAGCAACGCCATCATCGTCCGTTGCTGATTGAAGTTGGCAGGAAGTCGCCGCAACAGCCAGCTTTGTCGCGAGCTGTGTTTCGAAATCTGCTAACAAATTTGCTAATTTACTTGGCATAAATTTTATTGGTTAGTTGATAAACCATCCAAACTTACTTTCTGTTTTTGTCGGTAAGCTTTAGGAAGTCTATTTTCAAAGATTAAAATATCAAAATCTGTTAATAAATTCAAATCGAAATATCCAATACCCTTAGGAACAAGTTTAATAGTTCGGACTTGAAATTTTGGAGTCTTCAATTTTAGTTCGGTATAAAAATTAAATGCTGGAGATAAACTTTCTCCTCCAATTTGAGATTCTCCGATAAAGTTTGCTCCGATTGACTGAGTGCTTGAATAATCGACATAAGTTCCGTCTCCTCTGATTGTTCCAACAAGCTGATAACTTGCTCCGTCAAATTTTTCATAAATCTCAACACGTTGGTCGGCGCCGATTGACCCACTTAATCTTAGTTTACGACATTTTTTCAGATAATCAGTCCCAAAAGTTTCAGTTGAACCTTCCCAGTAAGAGTCTATGGTAGCGCCTAAATCATCATAACCATTAAAAATTTGGTAAACAGTCTGAGAGAAAGAATCTCCAACCAACAAATCTCCCTCATCTTGAATAGCCATGCGACCGCTGTACTTTATGATATCGACTGTTTGACCCGCTAAATTACACATCAAAATAATATCGTTGCTTCCTGAATTAGCTGATTTACACATTACCATTGTCCAACGATCATAAGTTCCCATCCAAGCATCATCAAAATTAAAATCTCCAAACTTAAACTGAGAAAAAAGTATCAATGGCTCAACAACATCGCCGATCGGGTTCTTCTGAAGAATTGTCATTTCCGGCTTCGAAGGATTGGCTGTATTCATAAACATAATTCCCTTGTTGGTTGAAACAGCGCATCGGAAAAACGGAATACCAATATCAATTCGGTAAACCTTATTATCCGCACCTGTGTCGTCAGCGTCCAGTGCTAAGCGATATGAGCTTCTTGCCTTCAAGGAGTAATAAGAGCCGTCCTGACCAACTAAAATGCTTAGAATGGCATCTCCACCCTGATCCTGAGGAAACTGAGCACCTTCGCCAGCCTGACGAGTCGCTGAATAGGTAAAATCAAGAATGCCTCGAGCGTTAGAATTTTCCCATTGATAATCTGAGGTAACCGCGCCGATCGTAGTATTTGAAAAAGTAACTGAGTAAGCTCCTGTCGCATAGTTAATCGTTCCTGTTCCGCCGAGAGAGCCAACTAAAACGCCATTATAGCTTTCAGTAAAAGTTTCAAGCCCAGCAGCAAGGAGCGCCTGAAAAATAACTCCAAAACAGTTGCGGCGAGAGCCATTTTTAAAAGCTGTATTTGTTCCGCTTCCGTTCGCGGTGATATCAACAATCTGCCCGTTGCTTCCAATAAGATAAAAAGTGTCCGCGCTAATTCTTTGTATAAAATAAAGAGTCGAAATATCAAGCCCGGTTGGTAAAACTCCACTTGTTGTCAGCTTGACCTCATCTCCACTTGAAAATCCGTGTGCGGCTGCAGTAAAAATGTTTGTCGTATTATCTGCCGTGAATGCTTGTCCCGAAGAATCATTTCCCTTGAAAGCTAAAGTTCCAGTATAAGTTAGAGAACCAGACAAGCCAATAGCCTCTGCTTTGACTGAAGTATAAACAGTAGAGTTCTGACGATCAATAAACGAAATATAGACGCCGGTCGCGTCTTTTTTCTTATTTGGATCATTACGATCCCATAAAATAGTTCGACCAAGGTCAATTAAAAACTTACCAATAAAGTTTCGACCAGGGTTATACATTGAAATCGGAGTTGTCGGATGAGAATTTACAAACTTCCAAATTCCGTCAATACCAATAGCGATTGTAAACGCTCCAGCTAATGAAGAGTAATTTTGAAAGATATATTCAGCTCCAGTCGTGAGTCCAGTAACGCAGTCAGTCCAAGTTGAACCTGTCCAATACTGTATCTTAGTTCCTGCTTTGCGGTACTTAATAACAGTCCCAGCGACATTGTAAGCGCGCTGAAGAGCTGTAAACCCTCCGGCAACGCCTTCGTCTCCAATCGCCTTCCTTCCTCCTACTAAAACAAGCCGTCCGTCTTTAGTAATAAAATTGCGCGAATCAGAAGCCGCATCTTTCGGGATGTTCCTTGGATTTTTTAAATTGTGAACGCCTTTTGTAAAAGCGCGAACTTCGTTATTCATCTTAAAAATTTATCAAGTTAGAGTTCCAATACGCCATGCTCTTTAAATAACCATCATACTTTGCTTTATTTTCAGAAGCATAACTTCGGGCTTTATCAAAAAGCTGAATAATCATATCGTCTATTGCCATACCATGATAAAGCATATCTTGAAAATCATGCGGGAAAATAGTATCAAGATTAGTAGTTACGAGAATTGCTGTCGGAGCTGAAATCAAGTAATCCGCGGATAAAGAAAGTCCGGATGTCGGCGGAGTTGTGTCCGTAAAATAAAGTCGGCTGTTCTTAAAATCTATATAACAATAACCAGTCTTTCCCGCGTACTGACGGCGCTCAGCCCAGTTAATAAGCGGGTAATTTTCCCCGTTAATGAAGACTGATTTACCCCAAGAGTCAGTATTGTCCGTATTTTCAAGCAAAAACTTAAAATCAGTAGGCAGGGCAATATAAGCAGTTCCGTTGGTTGTAGTCGACCATTCTTTTTTTAAAAATTCCCAAGGTCGATCGTTATAAATTTGACTGACTATTTTCAAAAGCAAATCAAGCTCTTCTTGAGTGCTAAGCTCGGTCATGTCATCAACATATAACCCAAATTTTGATATAACTTCTGATGCTAACATAGTTTTTTGTTTAATTCTCATTCCTGACGCCCATGAAGAGCGCCAGAGTGAAAATTTAACTATTAGTCATTGTCCGGGGCAACAACCGTAATGGTTGTCGCGGCAATTTGATATGCCACCCAACCGGTCGCAGTAATCTGAACACATCGTAACAGCGTATCCGCCGCTACATCAAGCTGGTTGGTTCCATCGGAATCAACTGTGTTGACTGTGTTATTACCGGAGGCGGGAGTGAGCAACTCATATCCCGTGGCGCCGACATAGATATCTATTCTTTGACCGATACTACCTGCGGCGGCGGCCGGAAGAGTTACCGCTTTAGTAGCACTATCAGAAGTAACAGTCGCAAAGGTTGTTCCAGCCGGAATCAAACCAGTAGTAAGACCATCACTCGTTGCCGTTACACTGGCAACTGTTTTTATTTTATTGTAAGTAACCGCACCATCGGCAATTTCCGCAGTAGCAATATCAGAAATTGAATTCCAAACTGGAACCGCGACAGTACCGGAGTTGTAGTAAGTTTTTCCTCCTGCTGTGTCAATTAAGACACAGCCAATGGCAAATTTAGAGGCAGTCGTCAAGAAGTTACCTTCTGAAAGACAGAATGTAATCATTCCTAACGAATCGGCCGCATAAATGAGAAAACCAACTAATGCTGAATCTGTTCGCATAAAGGTTAAAGCTTATTATCCCGGACTCCCCAAAAAGGGGAGCCAGGAATAGGTTAGTTATCGAAGAATTAAGACATTACAAAACTTTTTTGCGCCATCGGCGAAAGTTTTGATACCAGCGAGGTAAGAAGAGAAGATGTTCGTTCCTCGGCGATCCGAAGTTGGACGCATATCTGACTTTTTCATGTCTTGAACAACTACATCGATAGCACCACGGCGACCGAAGTAAGCATGGATTTTATTCAATGTCCAAGCATCGGTTGCGTCTGTCAATGTTTCCGAAATAGTAAGAGCACCCGCACCAATACCGACAAGTGTCATCAGGTTTGTAGTGTCGTTATTCGTAGCGGTAAACTTGAAATTATCCTGAATCAAGATAATGTTAGCGGCTGAAACAGCAACACTTTGACTGTTAGTTGTACCTGGGTTGTTAATAGCATAAGTTAAGTTAGCACGAGCGGCATCGGCAGAACCGTCAATCAAAACATTACCAGCGGTTGAGCCAAGAGTTGTCTTGAATGTGTAGGTAATACCATTGATAACAACAGTGTCGTTATCAGTCGGGGTTGTAGCAAGAGCGAGCACAGCGGAACCAGTCAAATTTTCTGAAATATAAACTTCAGCATTGACAACTTTACCGGCATAACCATTTTTAAAGGTTGAAGCGGAAATATCAATGTTCTTTGACAAGAGATATGACTCAAAATCGGCAGCGCCGTATGAGTCAATAACCCATACCAAATCCATCAAGTTTTGGTTATTTTTGCGGAGCTTGGCAGGAGCACGAGTAATCATCAACGGAACATTCGCAGCAGTCATAGAAATTGGCGTTCCGTTAGAAACCAATGTCGTTAAATCTCCAGTATCGAATGTATAAGTCGCATTCAAAACTTCGGCGAGAATACGGGCATCAAGGTCTACGGAAATTTTAATACCAATCTGCGCGCCAATCACTTCGCCAGGATTGAGCGGACCGGCTTGCTTGACTTCACCATCGGAAACATAGAAAACAGCTTCTTTTTCCAGGTTGATTTCTAAGAGCTGGGAAGTATCGGTAATAGAATCAATAGTTGAAGCATTACCACGAACAACAGTACGAACACGAACAGTAGAAGCATCATAAGCAACGCGCTCAATGCTTTCTCCGTAAGTTAAAACCTTTTCGAAACGCAAATTGGCAATTTTAAGCCCAACCATGACTTTATTCACGGTTTCTTGATATGCGTTATCGAAATGCGGTTTATAAATTAGTAAACTCATAAATCACAATTTAATCTTTTTTATTTAGATCGCTGAGGAGAGACGACCAGTAAGACCCTCGTTATATTTTTTCTTTCTAACGGGATCATCCATGATCTCTTGATAATATGTTGAATCCGTATTCATACGGAGCATATCAATCTCAGAGTCATTCTTGCGAGCTCCAGGAGCCTTTGGGGCAATAGTAGAGCGTCCTTCAATTAAGTGGCCGTAAGTTTCCTCAATGATTTCGGCAAATGTTTTATTGGCATTCGCCTGATTGAGGGAGAGGTTTTTGATAACCTCTTTCTTAACGATGCCTTCAAACTCAGGCATTGTTTCCATCGCTTTGGAGAAATGCTTAGTAAAAGCTTCGTCAATCTTTTTCGCTCTTTCAGCTTCCTGAATAGGAGCGAATTTAGCGGCGAGTTCAGATTCAAGTTCCTTTTTGGTCTTACTCTCAATAGTTGAGATAAGCTCCGCAAGAAAACTTTCATCGACATCATGCTTTTCAGAAAGAGCGGCAATGTCTTCTGAAATTTCAGGTTTTGACATATCGCCTTTATCGATGCTGTCCTGTAATTTCTTCAAATCTTTCTTCATTTCAAGAAATACAGCCTCCGGAACCATCCGAGGAGCAGGAGAAGGATCATCCTTATTCGTACCGCCTGGGTTAGTATCCAGAGCCTCACCAACAGTGGTTGTATCTATTTCAACTTTCGGTTCAACCTTTGGCTCAGCAACAGGCTCAGCGTCAAGCTCAACTTTCGGTTCGGCTTCCACAACCAGAGCCGGTTCGTTTTCTTTAGCCTCCACGGCTGGAGCGTCTTTTGGGTCTTTTGGATCCATAGATTTAACCATTTTAACGCATTAGCGTGCGGGCTGTATTCCCCCGGTTCCACGGGTCAAACGATCTTAGTTTAGACTAATGTCGCCTACTGAACTCTTGATTCCCTTTGATAGAAGCACGAGTCCAGTTAGCGGGATTACTCTTTGTTTTTGTTTTGTTTTTCCAAAAGCTCTTCTAAATCTGCTTTTGTTACTTCAAAGTTCGCCTCGGCATTCTGAAACGCTCGTAAAACAGTGATTCTGGGAGAGATGGAGGCACAAACGGAGCGGAGTTCAATATCGGTCATTGAATCAAATTTGTAACTGAGCTTAGAAACTAAGTCTGAAATATCCTTTTTAATCATTTCAATCATCAGCTTACCGCCTTTTGATCGGGAAAGATTATCAAGCGCCTTATAACGCTCAAGCTCAACTGTGGCAGAGTCAATCTCTTCTTGTTCTTCAATTTTCTTTGATTCTTCGCTCATCTCCTTTTTCGTCTTATAAAATAATTATGGCTTGAAAGATTTTTTTCCACTTTGCTTTTAATATGTCCTGACGCTTTTTTCATCATACCAGGAGATACCTTAACAAGTTTTTGAGCGAACATTGGGTTTAATAATTTTTTCATACAATTGGGGTTGGCTCTAAGAAGGCTGGCGCTTCCGCTTTTGGCTCTTCAGCTTCCGGGCCAATTCCAGTTTGTTCCTTGATAGCTTTCTGTTCTCCAAGAAGGATATCAAGCGTTTCTTTGGACTGTTCGTTAATGTTCTTAGCCATACGGGATCGAACGAGCGCGTCATAATAAACTTTAATCGCGGCCTGTTCTTGCTCAGTAACTTTTTCAATCAAGCCAGGGTAATTCATCATGACATTTTCCATGGTAGCATTTTCGACTCTTTCTTGCGCAGTGGCTCCTTTAACATTCTTTTCAAATATCATAATCTCAGATTGAAGTGTGCTGATTGAAATTGGAATTGTGCAATTCAATTTCTCAACAACGATTCCCCCCTCATCATTTTCCGAGCTACCTTCTTTGATACGGAAAACTGGTTTTAATTCTTCGGTCATATAAAATTATCTTATTGGAGCTAAAGGTGCCCCTTTTATTGGAACTGCTTCCGGCGCCGGGAGCGGGAGAGGCGCCCCGTTAGCATCCATTCCTGGGTCTTCTCCAGGAAGCGGACTTGTCTTCATTGAATTAAGAATATCGTTATTAAGAGCTCGAACCTCATTCTTCATAATGATTTCTTCTAAAGAAGCAATATAAACTGTGAACTTATTAAACATCTCATCATTCATATCTTCTTTGTGATCACGCAGGAAATCAACCATTTTTTGCTTATAAGCATTATTGGCCGCATCATTTGAAGTAATATCCTTACCATCAAGAATTGATTCAATATCACGATCACATTCAGACATAAGTTCGGAATTTCCATAGAACGAGGTGTCAAGGAGCTGACGAATTTCGTCTTCAGTCATTCCTGATTCCTTAGCTCTAATCTCAAATAGTTTCTTCTTATTTATCATAACATTTAAAACTTCTCCTGATAAAAATGCAATTTTCTTTTCTGAAATCCTTGCGGACAAAAGTGTTTCTGAGTTTGAAGCTTCAACAAGAACACTAAAATCATCGTCTTTATGAAAGATATCCCGGCGGCTGACCATTTCTTGTTCAATACCATCAACGCCAATCATTTCAATAGCAACTTTTTTTGTTAAGTTATCACGTACACCAATTTCATATAGACGAGAAAAACGCTTATAACCAAATGTACAAGACTTACTAAGCAGACTAAAGCGATCTTGTTCAGCTTCCTTGTTTCCTTCATAAATTCCAACCTTTCCATCAGCCGCCGCAACACCGCCCGCAATATCAGTAACACCCGAAGCTCTCTGCCTAATATTTTCGAGCGTATCAAATACACGGATGGGTGTATCGATTGAATTGGGGCGCAAGAACTGAACTACCTTACTGACATCAACATCATTCTTTGTTCTAATATTTCCTCCTTTGCGATATTTAAGCTCAGCGAGATTTTCAAGGGCATTGACATTAACAAGCTTCATTGGCTTGTTATATTCCTCGGAGTTATCAAGCATTTGGTTGATAGTAACATTCTGCACTTGGAATATCTCGCGCACATAATCGCAATATGAAGGAGTCCAAAACTCAGTTAAATCAGGGAAAGCCGCCCATGTCCAATAAGGATATGGCGATTTCGGAAAGTATTTTGTCGGAGTAAATATCGAACTGAGTCTCTTAGCTTGAATACAGTCTCCGGCATTATTCATGATGATATGATAACGATTGCCGTCATCGTTAAAAGTAGTAGTCCAACGCCAAAATCTAAAGCGGTCATCAGACATTAAATTCTTTGTAGCCGAAGCTCCGGTTGAACTAGTTCGATTAGCGGTATTTGTTTGTTCTTGGGTTGAATCTCCATTATTAGGATTTCCTTCAACGATTGATTTAACTGTTTCAGCAATAAAGATTCCTGACTTCGCGCCTTCTTCAAGGTCGCTCTTAGTATAAAATAAACCGAAATCACCCATATTTTGAGCGTCTTCAATATCAATCCCACCGGCATTCTTATCGATTAAAAAGTCATAGACATCGATTGGTTCAAGGTGCGCTTTATAGCCATTATAAGAATCAGCGTAGTAACAATAAATCGCTCGGCCATAAATAATTGCCTGTTTTTTACCAACGAGGTCTTTAATATCCCAATTATCATTATCAGCATCGATTGTCCTCAGGGCGTTTAGGCGCTCAACTCGCTTTAGTTGCGCTGGTTTGCGCTTTAGGAATTTGAAAATAAGCGGATTATCAATCTTTGAAAGCAAAATATGAACAAATTCAGCCATACGACCAAGATCAACATTTGCCCGAGCTCCATCCGATTCTACCTTTTTGGAATAATACATTTCTTCGTTAGCTTTCCAATTACTGACCTTCCCTTGTTTGAAACTACGATTTTCAGAAATTTCACCAAGAGACTGTTTAGCAATTTTCTCAATTACTTCTTGGGAGATATCATTATGAAGTATTTTTTTTTGTGTTTCTTCAGACATATTTAAAAATTAAATTCCGATACCGGGATAAAGACTTTGTTCTTCATCTTCGAGAAGAATTCCGTTGTCGGTTTTCTTCACAATTTCGGCATGGTTTCTCATTTGCCAAGCAATACAAGCGGCGATAAGAATATCAAAGTGGCGAGTTGTTAAGCGGGGATCCTTTTCTGTATCAATTAAATCGTTGCGGGTATAAGCGCGAACCTCTGCAATCAAGTCAGCGTCATTGAGGACAATGAGGCCATCAGCAATCGCCTTAGCAAGCTCAAAGAACATGAGGGGCTTTGTGGCGCTGTTGGTATGCCATCCATATTCAGTCGGCGCCGTTACGTTTACTCTGCTTGCCTTAGCTGGAGTCTTGAAAAGCTTGACTCCAAGTTGTTTAGCTCGAGCAATAGTAGCATAACCTTGGTCGTTCTTTTCAATTCCAGCGATAGGGGATCCAAAGTATTCTCCTTCTCGGAATATCTCGTCTCCGAAAGTATCAGGTTTGATAGTGTTCGATTTGAATGTTCCGACAACCTGCGCCGGGTAACAAGTAAAATCGATATCAACCGATGTTGATGAATCAAGACCAACACCATGCGAAACATCGTGGCCAGAGCCGTAACGATGAGACGGATCATAAATCTTAAACATCTTGAATCCGGAGACTTCCTTAATCGGTTCAATAGAAACTTGCCTATCAAGAGACTCTCGGTCAAAGAAGACATCTTTTGAAGCTGAAGGACGACACATTCTCTCGCCTTCGAAGTCATCATCGTCTTTTTCCATTTGGTCAATCTCCGCCATGGTATAGCGCTCAGGCCAGGTTGGCTTATCACCATCCTTAATCGGGATTATCAAAAGGACTCGTCTTGAACTCTGTTTTGTAACCAATTTATGAACATTACCCATTTCAGAAATATAGTTGCAAGTTAAAATACAAGATCCATTTTTTGCTAAACCTGTTCGAGCTTCTTCCATGTTATCCCAAATAACTTTTGTCTTCTTAGCAGAATAAAGCGTTACTCGGTTTTCAAAATCTTCAAACCAAATAAGGTCTGGTCGAGATTCTTCTTGTAAGGCACCCCGTTGATCTACATTAACAGTATCAGCAAAAAGTTTAATCCCGGTCGAAGTCGTGAATGTACTCATTGTCTCTTCTCGCTTTGTATCGGTCTTTTCAAAGGTCTCCGGGTACATCTCAGCGATTGTCGGGAAGACAACCATGTTATAGATATCCGTAACAATTTGCTTTGAGTTACTGCCATCGGCAGATAAAACCTTTATAAACTTTCGGAAGTGTTCTTTGTCATTCAAAATAGCGAAAGCAATAAAAAGTTTAGTCCTTGCGGTTTTCCCTGCCCCACGAAAAGCAATATCAATGAACGAATCAATCTCTCCACGATAAGCTTTAAAGTTACTCTCATCAAGCTCTTTAAAGAACGAGGCATCTTCTGAAGTAAAATACTTCGGAAAATGATAACGACTCCAAAGATTATATTTGAGCAATACCTTTTCATTACTGTCAGAACTGTTAAATTCAAACAGCGCTTTTTTAAGAACTATACTTTTTCCATTAAGAATTTCTTTGATCGACTGTACTTCCATTGCCTCTGTTTAAGAATAAATCAATCGCTTCGTCAGATTTCTTTTTCAGTTCAGGATCAATAATAAGTGAACCGGAGTGCTTGATTGATTTTTCATCAGACCACTTATAATTATTGGTTAAATTCATTTTAGACATAAGGGGATTCAGGTCTCCTTTGAGCGACATTGTATTGACATAATCTTCACAAAATGACTTTGCTTTTTCCAAAGAGGGAACAAATTCATCTCTCTCAGTATAATCAAGCAACGTTCTTCGGTTTGTGTCAAGAAAAACCGCCAAGCCAGTAATGGTTGGGGGTTTAATACACTTCTTAATTTTTAGATACTCAACTTTATAATCTGATATCTCATCTAAAACAGGAACTCCGTTTTCATCTCTGAGGGTTCTCTCTTCCCAATCATCAACAAAACAAGACTCAAAATAAGCATTTATCTTGATATCTAATTCTTCGGCTGTTTTAAATAATAGTGGTCTCCCGACCGGATTAGGCATGACTGTTTTTAATTTGGCTTAATCGTTGGCGCGAACCTCTTGCTCCGAGGTCTTAACCTGAGCATAGCTCTTCTGCAAACCAATGGTTGCAGCTTCGCGGACATCTTGAGCTAATTCCTCGACTGTCCTTGCTGTGGCTACCTTTGGAGATTCAGGAATTACTGGAAGAATTTCCCCGACATTCTGTTCTTGAGCTGGAGGAACTGGTTGAGGAGTTTTTGTATTTTCTACTGGTTTATTAAAATCAAACATTCCCATATATTTTCTTCTTAATTGTGAATAAATTGTTGAAAAGTAGGATTGAGGGGTTATTACAAATACAGCATAGCACATTTTTTAGTTTTGGTAAACTATTAAATAAGTTATCCACAACCCTCTCTATACAAGTTTATAACTGAGTGATATAATATAATTCTTATTAACCATACCAATTTGCTTTTGGTGATCAATAAATTATATGTCTCAAAGACGACTATTCTCCCCTAAAATAATAGATAGTGATGCCTTTTTGGATATGCCACAAAGCTCACAATTATTGTATTTTCACTTGTGTATGAGAGCAGATGATGATGGTTTTGTTGGTAATCCTAAGAAAATACTGCGCATGATTGGTGGTAATGATGATGATTTAAAAGTCCTTACTGGTAAAAGATTTTTACTAACTTTTGAAAGTGGAGTTATAGTCATTAAACATTGGCGCATACATAATACAATTAGACTTGATAGATATAATGAGACTCAATATATAGAAGAAAAAAGTAGCTTAATTGTTAAGGAAAACGACTCTTATACTGAATTTTTACCAAATGGCAACCAAATGGCAACCAACCGCATACCTAAGTTAAGTAAAGTTAAGTTAAGTAAAGTTAAGTTAAGAGAGAGTATACCCTCAAAAGAAAAACTATTTTTTAATAATCTTGATGAACAAGAAAGAGTGACCGATGAAATAGCTTTAAAATATCAAATTGAACCCTTAGCAGTAAAACAAGAGATAATTCGCTTCGTGTCCTACTGGACAGAACCCACCCAGAGCGGCCACAAGACCCGCTGGGAGCTTCAAAAGACTTTTGAGGTATCTAGGCGGCTTGCTACGTGGTTTTCAAATGTTAATAAATTTCAAGTTAATAATATCAATAAAATAACAACATTATGACATATTTAAATACAAATGTATATACTGATGTTATTATAACCTACACAAAGATTAGTCATTTTATCACATCTGAAGAAGAAGTAAAATTAAGAACTATATCGCTGGGGACTCAAATTATATTAAAATCAGGTGAACGTGTTGCAACTAGTAATATTGCGGACATTATTCCTATTAAAAAATATTATGAAACATTCCCAGATAAGAAACCTATTTCTGAATTAAAATCATTCAATTTTGATATTTTAGGAATTGAAGAAAGTCTAAAACCTTATACAAAAGAAAGAAGAAAGAAGAATTTAACCAATATGAGAGATAGATTTCTTGAGTCTTTTAATGGAAGACCATTGAATTACGAGGCTAAAAAGTTATTAACAGATATGAATATGAGAATAGGGACTGCTGAATGGGAAAGAGACTAGCTATATACAAAATTATAACCATGTGCTATATTGGAAATATGTTACCGTAGCTTATTTTCA